GACGCGTCGCGCGCCGAGGAGGGCTGGGTCAGGCCAGTCAGGTGCAGGAGGTGCGCGCACTACGACGGAGACTACTGGATGTGCGTCAAATGGGACGAGCCGCACGTGCCAGGTTTCTACTGCGCAGGCGGCGAGGAGGAGAAGGAGAGCGCCGACTAGGCGCTGGAAGGAGGAGCCATGAGGAGAGAGGCTGCAATCGCGACCGCGCTGGCAATCGCGCTGGCGCTGCCCGTGTGCGCATGGGCGAACGACTACGAGGACTACGACGAGTGGACGTACGAGGAACCCGCCTACGCGTCTTGGGTCACGCCCGAGGAGTTCTGGGAGCAGGGCGTCATCTACGCCGACGACGGCACCTGGTACACCTACTACAACGACGAGGACTGGCCCGACGGCTTCGACGGCTACCTGGACGAGCAGGGCGTGTGGCGTGACTGGGACGGCTACGTCGCGGTCGCCGCCGAGTGGTGGCAGTACGGCGAGATAGTGGACACGCCGCTCGGCCCAGGCCGCGTTTACGACATCTGCCCGAGCGGCGCCATCGACGTGTGGACATGCTGGGAGTGATTGCCATGGCGGAGATTAAAGCGCTCGAAGAGCTGCGCGAGTGGGGTCGACAGTTCGGGCCGATGGGGAGTCATGACCCGCTGATGTTCGCCGACAGGATTCAGGCCGAGGTCGACGGGCGGTTCATGGAGCTGCCGACGGACGCCGACGGTGTGCCAGTCCGCCCTGGGGAGGAGCTTTGGGACAAGTTCACGGGCGAGCACGTGGAAGCCGAACACGTCTACGCCGTGAGCAGCACGCACGTTTACATCTGGGAGGAAGGCCCGAACAAGGCGCATGGGATTTTCGGCAGCTACCCCGAACATTACGTTCACGCCAAGCCGCGCACCGTCGAGGACGTACTGGCCGACCGCGCGAATGACGTGCTCGGCATGGTGGGGTCTGGCTTGTTTAGCCTCGAAACGGCATTGAATGACGCGTTCGGGGGTGAGTGCGCCGACGAGATACGCGAGCTGATGAAGGAGACAGAGGAATGAACAACCTACAGCACATCATCGCCAACGACACCCGCGCAGCGATGCATATGGCCGTGGAGCTTTGCGAGTCTGGAGACTTCGACAGCGTGACCGAGGCGTTCCGCTGGCTGATGCAGGAGCACGAGGAGCGGGTGGACTACCTCTGCGACATGTGCGCGAACGACTGCGACGAGCGGAAGGCCATCAAGGTGGGCCAGAGCGCGTACGACGTGTGCGAGCGCTGGAAGGAGGCCAGCGATGACCGATAGCAACGTGACCGAGCTGCAAAAGCTGCTAGACATTCTCGAAGGGTGTTGTGAGACATGTGACCATTCCCGCTGCGTGACGCAGTTCGCGTACAGGTGCGGACATGATTTCATGCATTATGACTCAAGCGGAATGACGCGCAGCGAATGCCCACATTGGGAACCGAAATTGTCGCTTTCGAGGCTGTATGGTGTAAGCCATTTCGTACCGACTCCCAAATACGTAAGATAGCACGCCATGAAAAGGGCGAAATGGAAAGGAGTTGCGCGATGACCGACGGCAACGCGACCGAGCTGCGCGAAAAGCTCGACGCTCTGGGAATCGAGCATTTCGACTTCGACAAGGGCGGCAGGACGCAGACCATATGGGAATCGCCTGATAGAAACTGCAATTTTGAATACGAAACATTCGACAACGAAGCTACAACCTCAAAGCTCACAATCTCGTGGTTTCCCACGCCAGAGCAGGCAATCGCCGCGACGCTGGGGAGCGAACCGCCGAAGAAGTGCTCGACATGCCAGTACAGGTATTGCGTGGGGCAGAGGCCGTACCCGTCGTTCGGCTACAGGTGCGGATTCGGCGACGGCAAGAAGCTATGCGGGAGCAACACGAGCGTCCTCGACCACATATGCTGCGAGCATTGGGAAAAGGAGCTGAGATGAGCGGGGTTTGCGACACGTGCAAGCGCGACAAGTGCAGGATGCGTATGAACGGTTTGAAAATGTGTGACATGCACATGAACGAGAGCAATTATGAAAAGTTGTTCGGCACGCCAGAGAGGGCGGCGCGGACGCTGGAGGCTCACATGCGCAAATGCCGTTCCGCAGATGTAACGCTATGCGATAGCTGCGTCATGTTGTGCTCATGCGAAGAGGAGCAGGCGTTGCTCGAATGGCTGGAAAGCGAGGCGTGCGATGACTAGCTCGACCATTGTAGGAATCGCAATAGGCGTTGCGTTCGTCGTTGCGTGCATCGTCGTTGAGATAAGGAGGTTTCGATGACCGACAACCGAACGACCGAACGTATCTACATGACGGACGGTAAGCATGTCCGCAAACTCCACTATGGCGATGGGGCTACAGATGGATATGCATGGATTCGCGCACCGTGGAGGAAGGTTCGCAACTACGCATCCTGCGGACTCATAGCACGTAGCAACTTGGCCGAGCGCATGAGGAAGAAAGGTTGGTGGTACGCATGACCGACAACCGAACGACAGAGCTGCTGCCCTGCCCGTTCTGCGGTGGCGAAGCGGAGTTTCAGATGTTCGATAACGTATGCAACGTTGTTTGCTCTAATTGCCATATTGGGACGCGCTTCGAATCGCTGGACTTTCATGAGCAGGTAGTTGAAGCATGGAACACCCGCGCCGAGCTGGGAAGCGGCATGCTGACAGCCGAGCAGGCCATGGCGATAGCTGGGAAGCACCAGCCTGATTACTGCTCAGACACGCATGTTTGCTTCGACTGGCAGGCAATCGCCGACGAGCTGAACGCCGCGACGCTGGGCGGCGGGACGTGTCACGATAAAGGCTATATCGAAGATGGCGAATGGTATTTCGGCTGCTCAAATTGCGGATGCGAATTCGATTACTCAGACTTTGCTTGTGAATTCGCCAAAGGATGCCTGCTAGGAAGTCCTAAATTCTGCCCCAACTGTGGCGCGAAGGTGGTGAGGCGATGAGCGAGCGAGAAAACGGCTGGTACTTGCGCTCAGATGGATACATGACCTCGGAATGCAGCTATCAGCGAATCGGGGCCATGAAGGGCAACAGGGCGCTCGACAACCACGAGAAGCTGGTGTTCGTAGAGTTCATGGGCGGCGAGGAAGTCGGTAGCCGCGTGTACTTTCCAGCCACGACATGCGAAATGAAAACAGATTGGGAATACTTGCAAGATTGTATACCAAGTTCTCCTGAGGATACGTGGGCGTATAGATGCGGCACATGCGGTTGGTCGTTCCGTTACGACAGAGGGATTAAACCGAAGTTCTGCCCTGAATGCGGCGCGAAGGTGGTGAAGCGATGAGGGATACGTATTGCTGCACAAGATGCCGCGAGTGGTTCGACACGCCATCGAAGTGGGCCGTTGGCAAGACGGTCTGGCAGGGGATAAGGATACCCGTGTTTTACGACGGGCTGCACGTCGAATTTAGAGAGTACGAGCTATGCCCTGATTGCTATCGGCTATTCGCCGACTTTCTCGAAGGCAACCCCACTCCCAAGGCTGATGGTGGGCGGTGCCCAAAGTGCGGACACTGGCCTGTCATCGAAGGAGGTTATTGCTCGAAGTGCGGAGCAGAAAAGAAGGCGGTGAGGCGATGAGCGATTACCCGAAAATCCGCGACCTCGACGGCGTGTACTTCCGCGTGGAGCGCGGCGGGAGGTACAAGGCCATCTGCTGGTCGGACTTGACCGACGAGGAGCGCGAGCAGATGGGCGATGGCATGCCGACCGAATGGTGGCGCAGCATGGCGCTCATCATGACGAGGCAGCTCAGGCACATCGGCGACGAGCTGGGCATCGTGTTCGAGAGCGACGAGGAGGACTGACATGGACAAAAGCTGTGAGAACTGTTTGCAGGCGCTCTACATCGGCGAAGGGGATTACATCTGCGACGTGGACGGCTGCGAGCAGGAGCGCGGGCTGGTCATAAGCGACTGGATTTACGACGGCGAGATGCCGTGTCACGGCGAGGACTGGGAGGCGCTCTAGATGGGACTTGCGATCCTGACGCTGGTGGCGTTCATCGCGGGGTTCGTCATCACGGGATGGAGGTTGCGATGGGCCAATGGTACGAGGTAACCGACTGGAAGACGTACGACACATTGGTGCCGACGACGAGTTACTTCGTGGCGTGCATGAAATGCGGCGAGGAGTTCCAGACGTGGAGCCTGTCGGAAGCCGCGAAGAACAATCCGACGTGCCCGGCGTGCGGCTATGCGGGAAAGGAGGCTGGCGAATGAGACACAAAATCGGGCGCGCCTGCCTGAACTGCGACTACTGGTTTCCGAACCCCGGTGAGAAGGAGCCGTACGATCTAATCACGTGCGGCTCCTGCCATCGCTACCCGCCGAGCGTCCCGATAGTGGCCGAGCGCGGCTTGTTCTACGAGGAGCACGAGCAGGGCAGCACGGCGGACCAGACGCTCATGGGCTTCCCCGAGACGTACGGCGACGAGTGGTGCGGCGAGTGGATGCCAGACGAGGAGACGGGGAAGGAGGAGCTATGAACAGGAGCTGTTCCGACTGCACGGAGCGGCGAGGCTACTACATGGACGCCGAGACCATCCGCAACCAGCAGGAGCGCATCAGGCAGCTCGAAGCCGAGCGGGACGACATGGTTGCGGCCTACGACGCGCACATGGCCGCGCACGACGCATGGCACGAGGCCGAGGACATCGAGTACACGCGCAACAGGTTCGCGGTGCTTGAGAAGGCCAAGAACGAGCGCATAGCCGAGCTTGAGAAGGCGTTAGCCGAGCGCGACGAGCTTATCCGCGACATGATGTACCTGCATTGCCCGAAGCCATGTGGAGAATGCGATGTTCCCCACGACGAAGAATTAGGCTGCGAGTTCATGGTCAGGGCGATTGATATGGGGGTGGAGCTATGAGCATAGTCGAGAAGAACTGGCTCGCGACGGAAATCAACCGCCTTGAAGCCGAGTTGGACAAGCGTGACAAGCTGATACGCGACATGCTGCGCACGCGCTGCCCGAGCCATATGCACTG